GTGGCTAGCAAACCTTACCGTCTCAAGAAGCGCGGAACCATCTACCACTACAAGCTCCCCTCCATGATCAACTTCGCAAGTACCGGTGAAACCAACCGCCAACGGGCGGAAAACTTCGCCTACAAGAAATCCCTGGGCGAACCCACCTCGCCCCAGATCCAGCAATTGGAAACGCGGGTACAGATTCCGACGCTTCGGGAGTTCGCCAAGGATTTCTTCGATCCCGGGAAATGCAAGTGGCTGGCCTGGCGCCAGGCCTCAAACAGCCTCCCTGAGGAACGATACATCGAGAGATGCCGGCATTATCTGGTCGACGAGATCCTGCCTTTCTGGGGAGAGTACCGTCTCGACGCCATCCGACGTCGAGACGTCAAACCATGGATCCTGACTGTGCCGGGCGGGAGCGCGAAAAAAAACCACGTCATGAATGCTTTCAAAATCGTCCTTAACCAGGCAGAAGAGGATGAATGGATCGACAGGAATCCGGTGTCCGGGATCGGACGGCTCCATGGAGACGAACACCCGCCTTCTTCCCTGGAGTTCTCCGAAATCAATCTTCTTTTCCCCTTCGAAAGGGTGGCCATGCTGAGGATCTGGGGCAGTTTCAAGTGGGCGGTCTTCTTCATTTTGCTCATAGGGACAGGCATGCGTCAAGGCGAAGCCCGCGCCCTCCGCTGGCGCCACGTTTCGTGGAAGCTGAAAGCACTGATCATCGAATCCGCGGCAAAAAAAACGCGAAAGGCGGACCCGGACGCCATGAGGATCGGAACGACGAAATCAGGGAAGGCCCGGATCGTGCTGCTGTCGAAACGAACCAGCATGGCGCTGTTCGCATACTGGGCATTTTCGGAACACACGGAACCGGACGACCTGATTTTCCCCGGAACTTACAATCACAAGATCCCCCTATCCGGAGAAGCCGTGTCCCTCCACTTCGCAGATGCTCTCAAGGCGGTCGGTATCCAGGCCAATGGCCGGCGCTTGGTTCCTCATTCCTTGCGTCACACCTACGTGTCCCATTTGCGCCGTGAGATGGGAGACTGGGCAGTCCAGACCATGGTGGGCCACTCCTCCGCGGCCATCACGGACATCTACGACGATGCGTGGGTAGTCCAGTCCGCGCAAGCGCTCGAGCCCGCACGCGCGTGCGTGAGCGCCTTGCTGCCGGCTCCACCGCCGGAGGAGACGGACGTTGAAACTGACTGAGCAGGTGGCTATAATGACGGAATGAGCGACAGTTCCGACAAATCCGTTTTTACTTTCGATGAAGGGAAGCCCAACTTCGAAAGCATGGGAAGGCAGAACGGTCAGAGGACTTGGCTGGCTTCCGACCTCATGAGCCTCCTGGGATACGAATCGTGGAGCTCTTTCTCCAAGGTCATCAACAAGGCGCTCTCCGCTTGCACCTCTCTTGACATCACCGTCCAGGACAATTTCCAACAGATCGAAGTGGATCAGGACGGGAAGCGTCGACGTGATTTCAAGCTCTCCCGTTTCGCCTGCTACCTCGTGGCCATGAACGGAGATCCCAAGAAGCCACAGATTGCATCGGCTCAAGCTTACTTTGCAGCCATCGCCGCGACGTTCAAGAACTACATTGAAGCGTCGGACAACGTGGAACGTCTTCTGATCCGCGAAGACATCTCCGACCACGAAAAAAATCTGGTTCGAGTAGCCCATGAACAGGGAGTCCAGAAATACCCGCTTTTTCAGAATGCAGGATACCGCGGGTTGTACAACATGGACATCTCCAGATTGAAAAAGTTCAAAGGCTTGGATGAAAACCTCCTCAGCAGGTCCCTCTTGGACTTCATGGGGAAGGAAGAATTGGCAGCGAATCTATTCCGCGTCACCCAGACGGAATCCAAGATCAGAAATGAAAACATCCAAGGGCAGCGCCGCCTCGAGGAGGCGGCCGAAGAGGTCGGGAAAAAGGTCCGACATACCATCCTCGACATCGGAGGAACGGCACCGGAGAATCTTCCTATTGCAAGGGATATGAAGCAGGTCCGGAAGGAGCTAAAAACCACACACAAGGCCCTTCAGGATAAAAAGAAAGCCGACAGGACCGGCTCTTCTTCCTCCGGATGAAGAACCCGCCGTCTCCCTCACGGCGGATAGGACTGACACCCCCGGGCGGCCGCAATCGTCAAGGGCGCCGCGTAGCTCCCCCGGGGCACACATCAGACCGTCACGTATTCACCAATGGCTTGCGCCTGGGGGATCGGAAGGCCGTCTTCACGCATCCCCTTGAGATGCATTTCGATCGCCTCAAGCATGAGCTTCTTGGTTTCCTCGACGGTATCGCCTGCCGCCACGCACCCGGGCAGATCCGGGGAGTAGGCGCTGAAATTGCCATCGGCCTTTTCAATTACTATCAGATATCGCCTCATGATCTACCTCCGGAGAATATCCTTGCCCAGTCCAGCCTGTCGAAGGATGCTGTAGAGCGTGTCCCTTGGGAGATCCGCGGATGGTTTTCCGGCGATCGTGACGCGCCCCTTGATTTCATGGTGCTTGAATTGTCGGTGGCTTCCTTCCTGGACGACTTGATACCACCCATAGGATTCGATCAGCTTGATGATCTCCCCAACTTTCATCTCCATCAACCTATCGCCGGGCGGCCGCAACCGTCAAGGGCGCCGCGGAACTCCCCCGGGGCACGAGTGGATCAAACTCCGACCTTCTGCATGAAGTCCCCAAAACTGACAACATCGCTATCCAGGACAATATCGCTGGGAGAAAGCGCTCGACTCAAGGAGAGACCCTCCAGAGACCGGCAGCGGCTATCTCAATTTTCCTTTGCGCTGGAGTTTTCGGGCTTGGTCTATGTGCGTCTGCTTTTTTCGGAGGGCCTTCGCTTCCTCGACATAGTCCGTGTGAACAGAGCTCGAGGGGAAACGGAAAGAAAAGCACGTCTGATGTCCAGCATTGGTGATCGCGAAGTCGCCGTTCGTGATGATGTCCATCCCTATCAGCATGTCGGCGCCATGAATGTTTCCGGCCTCTGATACGCTCACCGCAAGAACGGTCAGACCGTTCGGGAGCACCAGGTCGACCTTGTACACCGGGGAATCGAAAGAGTTGCCAGCAGCGTGAATCTTCACGACGGAGATCGGTTTCAGCTGAAGGTCTGCTGCGATCCGCGGAGAGATCGAAGTCATCATGGCGCCGGTATCCCAGATCGCCGAGTACCTCTTCGATGGGCCGGAGATCCCCACGAGACTGGCAGCCTGGCGGACATCCACGGGCGTGACCAGCACCGACAACCGAACCGGTCTGTCCGCTTTCAGGGTGAATGCTTTGAAGTCGCCTGGGGAGAGATGCATGCCTAAAAGAAGACCACCCTGGAGTGGTATTCGACAACGTCCTGGTCAATGGGAACGCAACGCTTCACGAAATAGGTCCCGAGCTCCACGGCGGCCATACTCTTAAAGGCTTCCTCCTCCGTGGAGAAAAAGCCCTTCACGGAATCGTCCTTGATGACGACGAACTCCCCGGTATGCTCCTTCAGAAAATCCTGCAGGTGCGCCTGGTAGTACTCCCATTCCCTTTTCAGCATTCCTTGAACCTCGTTTTCAAGTATCGTGACGTTTCACGGAACCGTCAAGGGCCAGCACCCCCGACCAGGCTGGCGGGAGGGTGAACATCAGGGGGACCTCAGGTTGCTGCAGTTCTGACACCGAACATCGGCAGAGGAATTGCGGTACGAACAGGATGGGCATTCCCAACCAGGCTTCTGCATGAGCTTTTCTGGAGGAGGAGGCGGCGGAGGGGAAGAAGGCGCCACTTTGCCGAAGTACAGCCAACCGCAGCTCTTGCAGCGCTTTTCAGATACTGGATTGATTATGCTGCAGCTTGGGCAGCGCCACTCATCTTCTGCAGTCCTATCAGCCCAGAGCGCCTTGTAGGTTGAAGGGGGATCATGCAATTCAGGCTCAACGACCGTCTTCTTCGCGATGAATCGAAAGCCCAAGTATAGTAACGTCAACACCGCAACTCCGGGGAGAAAATCTAAGAAAAAACCGCTCCATCCAGATGAAAATGAGTAGCGCCTAATTGTTGCCGCAGTAGTCTTGATAAGCAACTCCAGAATCCCGCACGCAATTGAATGGACAATCCAGAGGAAGATACGTTTTGGCCAGTTTACTTCACTACTCATGGATTTTATCAGTTCCTATTCCGTGCTTGGGATGCGCTCGAGAAGTGTGAAGGAAACATTGTCGTTGGAAAACCAATCGGGAATGAAAATGCTCCTTATCATTATTGAAGCCATACAAAGAAGATTGTTCGAGTATTGGTAAATTCGAACTTGGTACTCCTGAGAATGTGATGAGAAGAAATAGGTATTTGTCTTTTCATCGTATTCCCATAAGAATTGCCACTCACCATCTTGCCCGTAGCCGTTAGGGGAAAACATAACTTCTGATTTAAAGCCAGTACTCGTTGTTGCTCCATACGTTATTTTTTTTTGCTCTCCAGAAAAACATACTGATGAAATCACAGTAGATTTCCATCGCCCAGCAATATCTATAGGGGTTTCTTTTTCCTTGTCTTGAGCAGAAATTAAGCAACCAAGCAAGAATAATACTAGAATGAAAAACCGCTTCATCCTAACGATTCTCCTTTTCTCTTAAGCTCTCACCATGCTATTTTCCCAGCCAAAAAAATAGATGATATTTCCGATACGAACAACCGATTGACGATAACAGGACTCATCCAACTTTTTCTTCCCCTCGGCTCTCTTTTAGGGCTTTCTGATTTTCCCGCTCATCATGGATGCCTGATACATAACCGTACGCTATATCTCGAAACCTGCGGAGCATTGAAGAATCCCAAAATTGTACAAGCTCCACCAGATCGTGCAGATCCTGATTTGCTAGGACTCGTTCGGCGACAGGGTCCATTTTACTTACTGGATTAACGCGGTCTTTTAGCTGAATAATTTCTTTCTTCAAGGATTCCAGCTGAGTCTGTCCTGGATCTTCTCCTCGTTTCGAGAGATCGGCCTCAGAAACATCATCAATTCCACCAAATAAATAGCGCGGGTCAATTTTATACGTGAGGACAAGGGATTGAATCTGTTCAACGCTCATCCCCCGTTTCCCACTCTCAATCATGGAAATAGCTTGTTTCCCGAGGCTGAGTTTCTCTCCAAACTCTGAGCCAGACAAGCCCTTGTATTCGCGGATTTTCTTAATTTTTTCTCCGAAAGCGTTATCCATTTCGGTTACCACCAGTATAGTTCACATTATGTGAACTTACAAGAAAAAAAAACAAATTATTTCTTGACAAAGTCTTTTTTAAGGTTACAATGTCACTCGATGGGCGCTACAAAGTCACCAAATACGAAACCTTCTCTGCCACCCAAGAAGCGGATGTTCACGTGGGTTCTGCCGGTGATCCATGGGAAGGCGAAAGCGTCCGCGGCCATGCAAGGGAAGTCCCTGGAGGAATGGGGGGAGGAGGCGGTAATGGAGAAGCTGGCGCGTGAAGAGAAAGCCCGGAATAGGTTCGCAGACGCCGCCGCGGGGCGGGATTGAGAAGAGGGGGAGGTCATGGAAAAGACAAAGCTGAAAGAGCTCATCGATGCGATCGATGGAGTTGGGTTCGAGGTGAAATCTCTCGAAGAGGGCTCAACGGGAACCCTGCTGCAAAAAGGAGACCCCTGGTCCTATCGAATCACCCTGGAGCGCCTGCACGAGCGTTCAACTCGGAAAGAATAGATAGAAAAATGTCAACGGAGTGTTTTTCAAGATCAACCGGAAAAGCCCGACCTTCTCGGCTATTACGGATTGCATCGGCAATCAGAACGGCCTTTGTCAGCTCCAGAGCAATTTGTCCTTGGGAATCCATTGGCGCCCTCCTTCTGATCTGTGTGTTTCACCTTTACCTGATCATGATCGGGGGCGCTTTTTCTTTCAAGAAGACGGCCCGTGCGGGCTGAGGAGGAGGAAGGAATGACAGAAACAGCGCAGAAGAAGCTGACAGAACTCTTGAAAACATTGGATGAGGCTGGCGTGGAGGACCAGGAGATCAAGGTGGTCGTCCAGACTCGGGGGCGACAGAAGACGGCCACAGAAACCGAACCGACCGCCCCCCAGACACTCTACACCTACGCGGAGATTCGCGGGGTGGTCATCATGGAGAAAAGGGTCATCACCCCGGCTTCCGAGCGAGCATAGAACGGAGGCCGTTTTGAATAGCCAACGGCAGTACAGCCCCAATCACGGTTCCGCACTTCTTGCAGATGATCAAATCGACATCCGGAGCTGTCTCCCCCGGGGGTGCCGTGTAGTCATCTCGCACGAAAAGCGTACCGCCGCAATCGGTCTTGGGACACACAGATGTCGGATTTGGAACGATGGACATGGTAGCGCCCTCCTTCGTGAAATCTCACCTTCTCGCATCATGATCGGGGGCGCTTTTTCTTTCAAGGAGAACGTCAATGGATGACATGCCTTTCGTCATCATCAACGGTCGGAAGTATTTCAGCGCCGACGCGGTAGCGGCCACTCTTCTTGCCGCATCCTCGGAGCGGGAATCCATCGAACGCGCCGGCAGGGAGCAGGCCACCCGCGCGGACGACAACCGCGCCTGGGCGCTGAGGGTGGAGGGGGAGCGGGAGCAGATGGCGGATGCCGTACGCCTGGCGCGGGAGTTCATCGCCAATCTGTCCAAGGTTGGCGGCCAGGCGGCGGAGGAACGGCGGATCCTGGAGACGATCGACAAGGTTCTGCCCCCGGTCCGCGCGGACGATGAGCCCAACGAGCCGGAGCCCAGCGTGCATTTCAACCTCGATCTGCCTCCGGCAGGAGGGCGGGGATGATCGGGCAGTGGATAAAATGCTCCGACATACTACCGTCGAGGTTAGACGCTGGGAAGTGGTTCTGGACTCACTACCGGATAAACGGAAAAGACATCCCACTGGAGTGGGACGGTCAAATGAGGAACGTCAATGGAGATCCGGATGACCTTGTGGAGTGGCATTCCATCGCCATTCCCGCGCCTGTTTCACCCGTGGCGGCAGGAGGGCGGGGATGACAGGCGCTGTGACCCGACCTGCGCTCAGGTACCACGGAGGGAAATGGCGCATGGCCAGGTGGATCATCCGCTATTTTCCGGCGCATCGGGTCTACGTTGAGCCCTTCGGGGGTGGGGCTTCTGTCCTCTTGCAGAAGCCACGGGCATACGCGGAGATCTACAACGACCTGGACCTCGAGGTCGTGAACGTTTTCCGGGTCCTCCGGAATCCCAGGAAAGCCGCGAAGCTGGAACGGCTCATCCGCCTGACCCCGTTCTCCCGGGAGGATTTCGGATCTGCCTTTACACCCACCAGGAATCCCATTGAACAGGCTCGCCGGACGGTCCTCAAGTCTTTCGCAGGATTCGGCTCGGACTCGATCCATCGGGGATCCGCAGGGGCTTGCGGGTTCTTCTGTCGAGCATCGGTATGGAAAGCGCACACGGGATTCCGCTCCGACTCGAATCGAAGCGGCACGACGCCGGCGAAGGACTGGGCTCACTACCCGAATCACATCGCCGAGTTCGTCCGGCGCCTGCAGGGGGTGGTCATTGAATCAAGGCCAGCGCTCAAGGTGATCCAGCAATACGATCATCATGACACGCTGTTCTATTTGGACCCTCCATACCTTCAATCAACGCGCAGCGATAATGGCCATAGCTACCGCCACGAAATGACCGAAGAGGATCACCGGGAACTGGCTTCAGCTCTGCATGAAATTCAAGGCATGGCCATCATTTCCGGGTATCCCTGTGATCTTTACGACACCGAGCTCTACCCCGATTGGCGCCGCATTGAATGCCGTGTTGGTGCTTTCAAAGGGGCGCGTACGGAGGTCCTGTGGCTGTCTCCCAAGGTTCCAGTCAGGGAAAAAGGATTATTCGAAAACGCGGAGATGAGAGCATGAGCGCAGAACAGCCCGAAAGATATCTGATGCACCCCAAGGGTGACAACCGAATGTACAACGTCTACCTCTGTTCCGCCATCGATCCGCTGCTTGCTCAGGGCACAAAGCTGCGGGAGGCGACGAGTAAGAATAACGTCAGTTTTGTCCAGGGGATTGCATACGCCTGCGCAGAACTGATCCGAGCATTCGACGAACCCACCTATGCCACGGAAATCATCAAAGGCGCCGGGTTGACTATCGCTGATCTGAAAAGAGCTGGCACAGATGAATATGATCTTGCACCGCTCGAAGCCGCCATAAAGGAGATCGTGCCATGAAGCTGGCTCACCTCCTCATTGCTATCGGAAGCGCTTATGGATTCGTGTGCTTTTGTCGCGATCTGTACCACCTCTACTTGGATCTGTTTCACATAATCCGGAGGTTGCACAGATGATCCACCTCCAATTCAGTGGCATAACCCCAAAACAGTGGCGGTTTGAAGGGGAACGAACCGTAGGGTGTACCGGGATCGTAGGGCGTGAGGAAACGATCCATGCCAATGGTCAAGTCACGCACGGGATGTTCTCCGCCGCGGCGCCTCAGCGCGGGGCAAGACTGGGGCTTCTTTTCCATGATCGACTTCGGAGGCGCCCAACCTCCGTTTCGATGCCGCAGGTTCGCCTGCGACTTTCTCCCGTTTCTGCCGGGGCGGGTTACTCCTTTCCCGTCCCGGCCTCTTTTCACAATTCAGGAGATCTACGCGCGGACGACAAAGGGCGTCGGCGAGGAGGGAATCATGCAGGTAAAAGCGAAGTTTTTTGTCAGTTCCATCACGCACTACAACGATGAACTATTGTGAGGAGAACCGGGCCTTCTGGAAGGCCACGCCGAGCGGAAGCTTGAAGATGACGATTTCAAATCCTGCGGCGTTCCCCCTGTTTGAGCCCGGAAAGAAGCTCTATCTCACCATCAGCGAGGAGTAGGACAGGGCCATGTTGCCTCCAATCCCCGGGACCGACTGCCCACACGACTTCATGACCACCAAGGCGGTCCCGGCGCGGGCGCCACGGAAGATCATCGCACCCGAGGACAAGGTGGCGCTCCTGGACTGCATTCCGGATCTGGAGGCGCGGGTGATCGGCCTTGAGGCGGGATCGATTCAATACCCGCTCCGGTTCACCCAGGACCTCTACAGCCTCTACGAGCTCCTGGATGCATGGGGGGTCCCGCGGAAGAAGTGGTCATCCATCGAGAAGGACCGCAAGCGGCAACCGAACAACGGGGTGGCCGACGAGATGCACGGAACGGACCGGTACTGGAACCTGGGTACGGCAATCAAAGGGCCGCCGGGCTGGCTGGAGGGACAGGCGGCCGTACGGCGCGAGGCCCTGAGACTGATCTTGGCGGGGCGCAGAACTGGGACGCCCCACCAGGAAAGGAGAGGAGCATGAAGACCCTCGTGGATGCCATGTTCGGTACCCTTTGCGCTCTTTCCGCGGTTGCCGCGGTGGGCACCCTCATCGCGATCGCCTGGATACTGGGCGACGGTTTCAGGGCGAAGCGCCGCGCGCGCCGGGAAGCGCGGCACGCCCGGGACGCGGAGCCTCCGCGGATGTCGATCGGAGGGCTGCAATGATCGACTCCGCCATGTCAATCAAGCTCCTCCCACGGCCGGAGACGGTCCGGGTCCGCACGGCCACCTGTGAGGCCTTCCTGGAATGCTGGCCGGTGGTCTACGAGTTCCCCGCGGAACTGCCCTACGGGGGCGCCGGGGACATCATCGAGATCGAGCTCTCCATGGATGAGTACGACTACTGGAAGCGGATCAGCGCGGAATACCAGCGCATGCAGGACCTCCTGAAGCTCCGCCGGGCAACGGTAGCCGCCGGTAGGACCGCATGAAGATTCGGGAGGTCGCCCAGATCGTGCGGAAATCAGAGGACACGGTCCTCCGGGCGGTCCGCCGTCTATTCCCGGAGGTGGAAACGTCTCCCGGGGTGCCGGTGGTTCTGAACGAGTTCCAGGCCTACATGGTCCTGAAGGCCTTTGAATCCCCGCATCACGTGAATCCCCCGCAATCCGCGGGGCGGCCGCCGCATCCTGCGGAGCTCCCCTCCGGGGCGCAGATCCGGGAGTTGCGGTCCGCCGTGGAGCGGGCGCTCATTACCCGTGAGCAGTTTCAGGCCCTTCTGGGGCTCAGACCTGTATCCGACGACGATCAGCGCCCCGCCGCCGTAGGAGGCCCTTCCCCCGCGGCGGCCGAGGGCTTTCCTCCCAGGCTCCGGCAAGCCCTGGCGGTCGGTTCCCGGATTCTCGAGGGACAGGCCCGGAAGCATTTGGTGCCGGCGGGGGAGAGGTGGCTGCCGGGGCTGGCCGGTTCGTAGGGATCCCGGGGAGGGCCTGGGCTGGTAGCCCGGCGGCCGCTCCTCTTAATCCTGGAGATCGCGCGGTCTCCGGGGGGCGTGACAGTCCGCGGCCCCATGGTGGGGCGAAAGGAGACGAGGATGGTCGTGGGGATGAGACAGATCGAGGGGGTGAAGACGCGGGAGGTCATTTTATACCCGCGGGACATGGCGGTGATGCCTCACCGGTTCAAGCTGGCCGCCCTGATCTTCGGCGCGGGGACGCCGGTTCCGGGGGCCATCGCGTTCCATGGAACGGACGACCAGTACGTGCAGTTCCTCGAGTCGGTTGGGGACCGGGAAGCGCTCCCGGTGACCGTATGACGTACGGGAAGCCGGTAGACGGGAAGTACAAGATCCCGCCCGGGACGGCCCCGAAGAGCTGCAAGGGGTGCGGCGCATCGATCTTCTGGATCCGCACGCAGGCTGGGAAAGCGATGCCCCTGGATCCGGACGGGACGCCGCACTGGGCCACCTGCCGGAACGCGGTGGATTTCAAGCAGAAGAAAGGAGAGGAACGTGGAAAATGAGTTGAAAGAGGTGACCCTCGAAACATTGGGAGCGGGCGTCGCCGGGGAGCTTTTCGCGAAGGAGTTTGCGGAGGTTCTTCAGAACATCGCCGATCCAAACACAGCCGCGGAGGCGACCAGGTCGATTACCCTGACGTTCAAGATCAAGCCGAGTGAAGACCGATCCTACGGCAAGATTGAGGTCTCGCCGTCGAAGCGTCTGGCCCCGATCAAATCCTACAAGACCAACATCCATATCGTGGGAACGAATGCCGGCGCGAAGGCGTACACGGACCACCCCAAGCAGGGGTTACTGCCCGGGGTCGTTCTAGACATCAAGAAAGGAAAAGAAGCATGATGGACGCGAGTTTCATCCAGGAGGTCGTCAAACTGGCCGCCCCCACGCTGCTGGATGTGGATGGGAAAAAGTACAGCAACCAGAGCCTGAAGCTGATCGAGCACGATCCGCGGCCGGACACCTTGGCCGTTTCCACGCTCACCGCCATCAACGACTTCTTCGAGCACAACCTCGACCTGGTGAAGCGGGACCAGGTCCTACTGCACGTTGAAAGCCACAAATCCGTGGCCATCCTGGGGCCCGCGAAGGAGCCGTCCCTGAAGAGGACCGTTTTCTTGCGTACAACCACGGAGGAGGGAGCGTTCCAGTTCGGGAAGTGGATGGACCCCGAGACATTCATCATCAACCTGCAGGTGGAGTTCTCCGAAACCGGGGATCTGGCCAAGATCCTCCAGGTTGTCGGGAACATCAAGGACGAGAAGGTCGTCAACCACTCGGACGATGGCGTTTCCCAAACGGTCCAGACCAAGGTGGGAGTCCATCTTGGAGAAAACAGCCCGATCCCCAACCCCGTGAAGCTGAGGCCGTGGAGGACCTTCCGGGAGATCGAACAGCCCGAGTCCACGTTCATCTTCAGGGCCCGCGGGGGCGGGGATGGGCAACCGCCATCCTTCGCCTTGTTCACCGCCGGGGGCGGTCTCTGGAAGCTGAACGCCATAGCCTCGATCGTGGAGTGGTGCCGGGAGCAGGTGAAGGACGTCGCCACCATCGCATGAGATTCGCGCGGTTGCCGGTGCGGGATCCCGGGACTCCTGAAAGACCTGGTACACCCGCCCGGCTTCCGCGGTTTTTGGGAGGGGGAAACCGTGAAGCACGACGAGATCGAAGACAACTTCATTTACCACGCGCCAAAGGGGACGCAGTTAGAACGATATGAGGAGATCCGCGAGAAAGCGAAAGAGCTTGCTCATCTACTGAACCGCCAGTGTCCCGAAAGCCGTGAGAAGTCCCTTTCCTTCACGAAGCTGGAAGAGTGCGTCATGTGGGCGAATTCATCCATCGCCAGGAATGAGTAGCCCATGGCCATCATGAAGGCAAACGGGCGCCTCAATACTGGGGTGGTAGGGCTCTACCAGATCCCATCCGGTTCGCTTTTCTTCTGCGAATGCGTGGAAGAAAAGGACGGGAAGATCATCTTTCCGACGAACAAGACGGCGAGGGTGAAGCTGGTTCCCCGTCCCGAAGGCGGGGTGGACTACGGCGTGGACCGCGCGGATTCCTTCTTCGGTGCGCCGCAGTTCCTCCGGGTGTCATCGGTTGGCGTGGTCGTCACCGATCTGACCGATCCGGAGATCCTGCAGTCGATCCGCGGCGTGGTCTCCGGCCTCGTCGTGCCCCCAACGAGGTAACCGCGTGAAACGTGTGACCTGTCCGGACTGTGGCCGGCCCGTTTCGAGGATGGGCAATGACATGTTCTGGTGCGAGGAATGCCGGGAGGAGAAGCTGATCTTGTTCGGTCCGGGTTACATCCTAACGCGTACGTGGCAGCCGCCGACGGGAGCCATGATCTGGGGGGCGGGGAGGGGCGCATGAAAGACGTACCGTGGTTCAAGCACGACGCAAACGCAACCGACGATCCGAAGATCGAGGCCCTGATCCATCTCCACGGGATGGAGGGATACGGCCGGTGGTGGACGATCGTGGAGTTCCTGCGGCTTCAGGACGGCTACATCATGGTCCTCACGAAGTGGACTTTTCGGGCATTTGCGAAGAAGTGGGGTTGCACTCCGGGTGAGGCTGAACAGTTCATCCGGGAGCTGGCTGGGGAGGAAATCGAGCTTCTCGAGATGAACAAGGAGACGGCATGGAGCTCGAGGGTCCTCCGTGATATGGACATCATGGCGATGTCAAAGCAACGGTACGCCGATGCTGGACGGAAGGGCGGCAAGGCTGCGGCATCGCTCAAGCAACGCTTAAGCGATGCTAAACCGACGCCGAGGCATCGCTCAAGCAATGAGAAAAGAAAAGAAAAGAAAGAGGGGGGAATAAGAATTCCTGGGATCCCAGACGGCGCCGCGGCGCCGGAAGAATCCCCCCCTTCGGCTTCGCCTTCCGAAACCGAAACCGGAATCATGAATAGACTCTCCGCAATTCACCTCGAGGTGACCGGTAAGCCGTTGCCGGAACTCTCCGAAAGAATCTTGTCCCAACTGGAGAATCTTCAGGTAAGCGAGGATCCCGTGGAGATCGAATCCGCGTACAGAACATGTCAGAAAGCGCATTCCGGAAAGGCAATGAATCTGTTCCTGGCCGATTATTTCGAATGGCTCCAGAAGGCAAAAAAATCCACGCGGCCGCCGCGGGAGGAAGTCGAGACGGTTGAATGCCCAGATTGCCACGGGAAGAAACGGGTCAGCTCGCGAGGGGAAGCCCATTGCAATGCTTGCCGGCTGATCTGGTCGCGGAAAAAGGTGGAAGAGACGGGCGACGGCTGGGAACCGGCCGCGTCGGAACCTGTAGAACGTGCGCCGCCCGGATCCGCGGATACGCGTGATAAAGCGGCTATCTGAGCAGAAGCGTGAAAACTGGGAGGAGGAGACGGTGGGCGAAGCGTATGGCAAGGTGAGGATCTTCGGGTTGGAACAACGGATCGAGCTCTTCGAGAAGAACTCCCCGTGTGACGGCGCGATGGGACGGAGCATCATGAATGCCGGGTTGATTACCCTGGAACAAGATCTGCCTCCCGACCAGTTCGAGGAGACGCTGCTGCATGAGGTGGTGCATCTTGTCGCGGACAACTCCGCCATCGAGTTGAGCGAGCAGGCGGTTGCGGCCCTGAGCCTGGGGCTTTTCTCCGCGGGCATCAGGGTGCCGGTGGAACGCGAGCCACGCGTTGAAAGAAAGCCGCTTGACCAATTTGAAGACCACGGGGTTCAGAACGTTTTCAGCAAAAATCCCGATTTGAATGCAGCCCTCAACCGGATTAACGATCTTGCGAAGACGCTGAACCTGGTGATCGATCGGGTTAACGAGATAGGGAGGGGAAGGTGAAAGAAGACGAGCACAAGCAGATCCGGCGCTCCATGGAGCAGCTGGATCAGGTGTTGTTAGGAGTCAGGGCCACCGGTGGGTTCAAGTTCCGGGAGAAAATCCGTAAGCCTACCGGGGAGATCAATGCGTTCGTGGAATCGGCGGAGAAGAAGATCCGCGGGTTGACGATTTCCAGCATCATATCCTTGAGCATGCTGGCGGAGCGGGATTTCTTCGGCCGGAACAGGCTGGAGGAATACCAGGTCCGTGTTCAGGAAGCCTTGACTCGCTTCAACGACCAGGCCCTCTCCGGGGATGAGTCGGCCTGGATCGCGGCCGCCAGGCACAACGAGGTGCAACGGACCGTGCTCCTGACCGCGGTCCGACTGTTGAACGACATGGTGGAGAACGGCCGTCCGCACACCCGGCAATCCCGCCTGGTGGTGAGCTGGGCGCTGGAGTGCATCGAGAAGCTCGATCGGGTGGCGCAGGAGAAAGCCTCATGAGCACCACGATCATCGAGTGGGAAGGAAAGGCAATCCCCGCGGACCGAAAATACGGCGCCGGGGGAAATGGCCAGAAGTACACCGAGGGTCAGCTCCTCCTATGCATCTCGAGCATGACCCTGGCCATCCGGAAGGCCCTGAAGAGGAGGCTCTACGGCACGATCAACATCCGCCTGGAGATGGAGATCCCCGCCAGGATCAGGGAGGAACGGCTGGTACAGCCGTGCATGGAGGCCTTACGAAAAGCCTCCGTTTTCACGGAGGGCGCGGAGGTCCCCCTGCCGGAAGCGGTTCGCGTGGGGAATGCGCACGGGCCGTCTAAAATCACCTTCATCATCACGGAGGGCCCATGAACGCGCCGGTGAAACCTGGGGAGAAGCGGATACGGGAATACGACTCATGGGAGGCCGCGGCGCGGGCATCCCGCCAGAACCGGGCGATCAGCGGGCGTCCGATCACGGTGCGACTGCCACAGTTCGACTATCCACTCCGCCTGGACCTGGTCGTTGCTCCAGGGAAGGACCCTTACGCCGTCTACCACACGGCGCCTGGGGTGAAGCTTCCGTTCACCACGTTCAGACCGAACACACGGGACATCGATGCCGTGAGGATATGGAAGGCGTGGTAGATGGGCGGCCGCAGGCCATTTCTGGCCATCGAACAGCACCCTCAGAGGGCCCAGATCATCCAGGCGCTCATCAAGGGGAACCTATCCCAGACGGAGATCTCCCGCCGGTACGGGGTGAACCGGCAGTCAGTGAACCGTTACCTTCACCAGAATCTAGAGGGGCGCGCGGCCGCCGCGGCGCTTGCCCAGGTTCGGTATCTGGGCACCAAGCTGCTCGACGAGATCGATCAGGTGGTCTCACGGGTCCGGAAGATGTACGACGCCGCGGACTCATACCTCCGGGACTGCAAGGACCCCACGAAGTACGATCTGGGCCCCCGGGCCGCGGACATCATGGTCACCTACGTGGCCAGCCTGAGCCCAAAGGGAGCGCCCATTCTGGACAAGGAAACGCTGCAGAACCTGATCTTGAAGACGGAGAAGGATTGCATAGCCATTTCCTACCGAATTGCGGATCCGCGGAAACTACTCCTTGAGACCGCCAACACCCTGACGGGTCAGCTCGAACTGATTGCGCGCATCCAGGGGAAGATCAAGGACGTTGTGATGAACGTCACCATGAGCCAATCCCTGATTCGAATGAGGGATGCCGTCGTGAAGGCGACGGAGGACTACCCGGAGATCCGGGAGAAGATCATTCATGAAATCGAACGTGCTGCAGAAGATTAAGCGGCAGGAGGCCGACTACATCATCCACTCTCTTTCCACCTGGCGGTACGTGAAGTCCCTCGGGTTTGACTCATATCCATGGCAGAAGGACGTCCTTTCCAGTTTCGCAAAGAGGATTCTCATCGATGGCGCACGACAGAGCGGGAAGAGCACGATTATCTGCACAAAGCCCGCCCACCACGCCAAGTTCTACCCCGGAAGCCTATCGATCATTGTGGCGTCCACGGAGAAGCAGGCCGGGGAGGACATGGAGAAGGTGAAGGATTTCATCGGCCATGATCCGTTCTATCCCGCGCTTGTGAAGTCCAACGAGGAGATGATCGAGCTGGAGAACAGCTCCCGTATCATCATCGTGGCGGCCACGGAGCGCAGCGCCCGAGGCTATTCCAATCCGGACCTGATCCTCTTGGACGAGGCATCCCGTATCGAGGACGTGGTATACAAGTCGGGTATCAGACCGATGCTTACGGACAACCCGAAGTGCGAGCTGATCGTCATCTCGACGCCCAACGGGCGGGAGGGTTTCTTCTACAAGGCCTACCTGAGTGCCCGCTGGGAGAGGTACGAGATCCGCGCTCCTTGGGACGTTGACGAGGAGGCGATCAAGCTGGTGCCGGCCATGCCGGAGGCCAAGTTCCAGGCTCTTCGGGCCGCCGCGGGGATCCGCGGATTCTACTCGCCGCGACATGCAAACCTCGAGGAGCAGCAGGAAAACCTGGAGGAGATGGGCCCCACGATGTACCGACAGGAATACTGCGTGGAGTTCGTAGAACCTGATGACCAGGTCTTCTCCTATGACGACGTCCAGAAGATGTTTGACAACGACGTGAAGGCCATGGATTTCGGGCTGGTACAGAAGACCAACACGCCAGCCCTGGAGGTGCCGGTGTGAAAGAATATTGCGTGGCCGTGGATGTAGGAAAACGGAAAGACCGGTTCGTGATCGAGGTGGGCAAGGACGTCGCGGAAATCGTGGATGGAGACCGGCGGATCGATCAGCCGGACCGGCTCCTCCACTTCTACGACATCGTGTTCATCGACCAGCTTTTCGGGAAGTCCTACATCGAGATGGTGTCTTCGGTGTGGAAGCTGATGCAGCACAAGGACCTGGCCCAGAACGCGGACCTGATTGTCGACGCCACCGGGGTGGGGGAGCCCGTGGTGGACCTCATGAGGAGCAAGGACCTGTTCCCCACGCCGATCATCATCACCGGCGGTGGGCAGTCGAGGGAGGTCTACAGCGAGTTCGGGAAGGTTTTCTCCTCCTCCCAGAGCGGGAAGCTTGCCGGGGCCCGCATCCTGCAGGAGATACATGTCCCGAAGGACGACCTGGTGGCGGCCGGGAATCTCCTGGCGCAACGAAACCGGATCCGCGTCGCGCAGGGGGTACGCTGGGCTCCGGAGATGCAGACCCAGCTCATGCACTTTCGGGGTATTCCGACAAAGACCGGGAGGACCAAGCACGAAGCCGACGATGAAGAAATCCATGACGACCTGGTGACCGCATATCTCCTGTTGGCGTGGTGGTTTACGAGGGACCGCCGAGATGGTAATATTCCAGAACAAACGATATCCGGGAGCGGGCAGCGGACCGGTGAGTGGGATCCAATGGAGTTCCTTTAGGAGGATACCATGGCAAAACGAACCGCGGCCCAAACCGCAGAAATTATTCGGGCAACGCCGAGAATCTCGGTCGAATCCCTCGACGTCCTCTACCAGATCCGCGGACAGCTCATCGAGGAGCGGGAACAGATCATCCCCACGTGGAAGGAGATTGCGCAGCACTGCAATCCGCTTCTGGCCGATTGGAACTTCGAGTCGGAGATCCAGACGACCCTGCCGGACATGAAGGTCGTCTACGACAACACGGCCATGAAAGCAAGCGGCCGTCTTGCGGATGGGATTCAGGGATATTCCTTCTCTCGATCCAGTGCCTGGAACAGGCTGGCCACGGAAGATGAATCCTTGATGGACCGCACCGATGTCTCTTCTTACCTTCAGCGTTCCGAGATCGGGTTGTACAACCAGTGGGCTAAATCGTCCTTCTACGATGAGGGCCGTTCATTCATCCGCATTGGCGCTGATTTCGGAACGGCAATCATGTTCCGGACCAACAACGTGGTCCGCGGGATTCCCCAGTATCAGGTCCTCCACCTGAAAAGGTGCTGCATCATGGAGGACGAGAACGGGGAGGTGGACACCCTCTTCAGGGACCTGTGGCTCACGCCGTTCGATGCCGTAGCAATGTTCGGCTACGAGGCCCTGCCTGTCATAATCCAGGATGCCTATCGGAACAACGACACCACGCGAAAAATGTTCACCCAGTTCATCTTCCCTCTGGACAAGTTCGACCTCGATATCGACGCGCGGTCCACCAAAGGGATGCCGTTCTATTCGGTCTACGTGGCGGACTGCGATCACCGGAAAGCAATTCGGGAGGGCGGCTACGAGGTGAAGCCCTTCTTTGTTTGGCGCTGGAGCCGGAATCCCGATGGGTCCGTTTGGGGGATCGACTGCCCGGGAATGCTCGAGATCAGCAATGTGATGATGCTCTCCGGGATGAGGAAGGATTACCACCGGATGATCCAGCTGCGCGCCAGACCGCCGCTCAAGGCAACCGAGCAGCTGCAGGGCCGGCTCAATCTCACCCCATCAGGTGTGACATGGATGCGCGCCGGTGAGGATTACGGCGCCGGGATGTTGATCGGGGATACCAAGGGCATACTTGAAGACATGTCATTGCTCCAGAAGGGCGTCAACGAGTCCTACCACACGGAGCTTTTCCTCGTGCTCACCCAGAACATCCAGCGCACCAAGACCGCCACGGAAGTGGAAGGGCTCCGCGGGGAGCAGGCGGCAATGCTCACGGCATTCTTCGGGCGGCTCGGAGCTGAGTTTCTAGAGCCTGTCACGGAGGACTTATTCCAGCTTGAGATAGACGCTGGGCGTGCGCCACCGGCTCCCCGGGTTCTCGGTGGCCAGCGGATCAAGATCGACCTGGTGAGCCCCCTGGCCCAGTTGCAGAAGCGCTACCTACTTCTTGACAACACCCGTCAGGCGCTCAACGAGATCTTCACTCTGGCGCAGATCGACAAGACGGCGCTGGATCCCGTGAACCTGGAGGCCTACGTCAGGTCCATCGGGAAGTACTACAACATCGACCGGAACGTGCTGCGGGACGTGTATGAGGTCCAGAAGATCCGGGCCGCGCGGCAGAAACAGCAGGAGGCCATGCTCAAGGCCCAGATGCAGATGAAGGCAGCGGAGCTCCAGTCGAAGGTCTACGGTGCCACTTCCAAGGCCCCGGAGGCCGGGAGCCCCGCGGAATCCATGGCGGAGGCGGTGTAGAAATGAGCATCAAAGTAGACACCCGGGGGGAACGGCTTCTCTTCCAGCGGGTGTTCCTCACCCAGGACGGCCGGGAAGTGCTCGCGTGGCTGGCCAATGAATGCGGAGAATGGTCACAGAATCCGGAGATCGGGAAGCCGGAGCTCCGCGCGCTTTACAACAGGATCCTGGGAAAGCTGGGAATCGTGACGCCGGTAAACCTGTTCGCCTTGGCCAACGCCCTGGCGGACACGGCCACCATGGCGGACCTCGAGCTCATGCCGGACGAAGGTCCGGAAACATAGGGGAGGGGATATGCGGTTTCGAAACTGGGTCAAATGGGCACCGGACGACGGTGCCGGGGGAGGGGGCGGAGGCACCGTGGGAGGGGCGGGGGACGAAGGAGCGCCCGCCGGCGGGGCTCCCGCCTCCGGCGTACAGCCGGCGTCCGCCGGGGGATCGGCTCCCAAGGGCGCCGCGGCGGAACCAAAGGACCCCGACTACTACTCCCAGATCTCCCCGGAGCTGAGAAAGGACCCCGAGCTCCGGAAGTATCTCTCAGGACATCCCAGGCTGAACGATCTAGTTTCTAGATCATTCGAGATGTCCAAGCGGATGGCCCGCGCGCTCATCCTCCCGTCCGGGGAGAAGCCGGATCCCGCGGAGGTGAAGGCTTTTCGCACGCGCCTGGGGATCCCCGAGAAGCCGGACGGATACCAGTTCAAAGTGGACGCCTACAAGGACGTGAAGGACCTGGACAACGCGGTCGCATTCGTACGCCAGCAGGCCGCGGGAATGAGCCTGAACAACCACCAGGCCCAGAAGCTCCTTGAGACCTACATGAATCTCAACAAGGTGGCCGAGGATCAGCGGAAGAAGAAGCAGAAGGAGAGCGAGGACGGTTTCGAGGCGAAGCTCCTGGACGCCCTGGGCGGGAGTGAGACCAAGAAGGCCGAGACGTTGAACCTTTACAAGAGGGCCATGGTGAAGAGGTTCGGCGACGAGGAAACGGTGAATGCGATGGTGGAAACGGGGCTGTTCTTCAACCCCAAGTTCGCCATGGGCATCGCAGGGATGGAGAGGAATCTCCTCGAGGAGCCGTTCATCCCGGGCAGCCCGCAGGGCGCTGGGAAGCCGAAGGCAGAGGGGATGGCCCACAGCCGCGAGTTCGACGAGAAGTACCCCGCGAAAGGAAAGGGACGAAGATGAGCTTTTTAGACGACGTGAAAAAGGAACTGCCCCCGAAGCCCGCGGCAGATGCGACCGCACAGCCCGCGGGACAACCTCCCGCCGAGGCAGAAGGGGCAGGGGCCGCAGGTGTCACACCGGCGGCGGGCAAGAAGCCCGCGGGGAAAAAGGGACAGCATTACTCCCCGCAGTTCGAGGAAAAATATCCTGTTGCAGGCACGAAAACTTGACAACTAGAGCGGGCTGAGGTACTATACCCATGCTAGTTTACGGGGGTGTAGCGATACACCCCATGAAATCCGCGTTGCGGATTCAGCGGCAGCTGGATCTGGAGCGCGCCGAAAATAGACCAGCTAAATGAGTCGGTCCATCGCGGGGGTACCAGACTTGGACGGGCGAACCTGGGGACAGGACGGCGCCGGTCGGCCGGAAATGGACTGGTGATTTCCGTCGCACCTTAACGGTGCGTGGATTGAAACAGGGACAGGACGGCAAAGAACCAAAACCAGACATAGCCGCGCAACTACTCGTGTCGTCACGATAGGAGCGCATTATGTCCGTCATCACACAGAACTCCGCTCTCTCCTGGACGGAGGCCCTGAAGCGCCTGGGATTCGATGGCGAAGCCGAGGTCATGGGGGAAGTCAGTCAGCAGAACGACTTCCTGGATGAATGCCCCTTCCTCCCCGCCAACCAGGGGATCTACAACAAGCAGCTCCAGGCCAAGTACCTGGGTAAGGGCGCCTTCAGCAAGGCGTACGGGGCCACGACCCCCATCAGCTCGGGGACCGACGAGATCACCGAGCCGGTCAAGCTCTACGAAGGGGACTCCAACATCGATGACCGGGTCCTGAAGGGCGTGGATGCCCGCAAGGTCCGTGATTCCGAGGATATCCTCAACTTCAACGGGCTCGTGCAGGACTGGCTCTACCAGCTGGTCTACGTCGACCAGGGTGACTACCCCGACGCGTTCAAGGGGCTCTACGCCAGGCGAAAGACTTTGTCCACGGCCAAGCCCTACACCGTCTGGGGCGGCTCCGGCACGGGATCCGACGTTACCAGCGTCCTCCTCTTCGAGTTCGGGCCCTCAGGTTTTTACATGACCTTCCCGCCCGACAGCGGCGCCGCCGGTTTCCACAACGAGGACCGTGGAATGCACAGCCTCCCCGTGCCCTCCGGGTCCGGCAACTACTGGGCCTGGGTCAGGCACTTCGAGATCTGGGCCGGCATCGTGCTCCGCAACAGCAGGGCCTTCCTGCGGTACGCCAACATCGAGACCGCGGGAGCCAGCAACACCTTCAGCGCCAGCACGTTCATCAAGATGAAGAGGGAGCTCCCCTCCGTGGGCCGGAACGCCGTGGCGTTCGCCAACCGGACCGTCATGGGGCAGCTGGACGATCTGGCCTACAACAAGGCCAACATCTCCTACCACCTGAGGGAGATCCAGGGGTACGGGCCCATCACGCACTGCGCGGGCGTACCGTTCCGCATGTACGAGCCGATTCTCGACACCGAGACGGCTATCAGCTGAGGAGGGTGACATGCGCAGCTCGCTTGAAATTTTCGGGGCGATCAGCCTGGCGGTCAAAGGGACCGACGTCTACAGCGCCGATTCCCTGGACTGTGCCGCGGTCTCCTCCATGTTCCGGACCTACTGCAGTTCCAGCCTCTACACGCACCTCACGGGCGTGCACGCGGATCTTTGCGTGGTCTTCCACACGGCGGCCGATTTCGCCTCCATCGACGATTTCACCCCGCTCATCCAGGATTCCTACTCCGGATCCGCGTGGGTGAACATCATCAAGGGATGGGACGACGGATCCACCGTCTACGGCTGGACCTACTACACCACCGGTGCCCTGGGGACCAAGAAGGGCATCATCGCCGTCTTGCCCCTGCCCAAGATCCACCGCCGCTACCTCCGCGCCGGATGCGTGCCCAAGAGCTCCGGCACCTTCACCGCCGCGACGGTCACCGCCTGGATCGAAGCCGGGCCCGACCTGCCGTTCTGACCTGAACCATGAGCCCCCGGGACCCCCGGGGGCTCTCATATACCGCGCCAGCCAGGCGCACGGGAGGGAATATGGCACTTTTTGGAGTCAAAGAGCGGTTCTACGAGGGAACCACCTACTACGAGGACCAGACCTATCAGCTGTCCGAGGAGAAGGTGGCCCAGTTCAAGAAGTCCGGCCAGGCAAAGCGGCTCATCGCCATGGACGAGGAAGCCCAGGCCATGCTGGCCGACTTCGACGCGCAGGCCGCCGCGACCACGGGGGCGAAAGGCGACGCGGCGGTGGTCCTGGATGACATGAGCAAGGCGGAGCTCCTGGAATACGCGGCCGCCCAGGGGGTGACCGTCGCGTCCAACGCCAACAAGGCCTCCATCATCGAGGCCATCCAGGCCGCGCAGGCCGCCGCGACCACGGAGGCGTAACCCATGGCCGGAGGTATCAGCTACCCGAAGAGCTGGACCGACGTCGCCAACCAGGCGCTCGGGAGACTCGGCACCAAGCAGATCGGGACGATTTCCGAGACGACGAACCCCAACGCCAACTACTGCCGGAAGTTCATCGGCGGCGCCGTTGAGGACGTCTTCAACGAGTTCTCCTGGAAGGCGGCCACAAAGCGCGTCCAGCTGGCCCAGCTCACCGATACCCCGGCCTACGGTTTCGAATACCAGTACCAGCTTCCGTCCGATTTCATCCGATGCGTCGAGGTGGATGCCGGCGGTGAGAAGTGGAGCATCGAGGGGGAACAACTGCTCACCGACGCCGACGAGGTCTACATCACCTACACGGCGCGGCCCGCGGATGCCACGAAACTACCCCCGTACCTGCGCAACCTGATCGCCATCAGGCTCGCGGATATCCTGTCCGGCCCCATCACGAAGTCGGAATCCACGCAGACCAAGATCAGGGCCGAGTACAAGGAGGCGCTTGCGCGCGCCCTCTCCGCGGACGGCGGCCGTCGGGATGAACAGACCGCGGCCGAAGACCTCGGGTTCACCTACTACGACGAGTTGAGGTAGGCATGTCGAGCATCGTCCTTCTGCAGAACAACTTCCTCGCCGGGGAGCTCAGCCCGAAACTGGAAGGCCGGTCCGACCTGCCGGCCTATCAGAACGGCTGCAGGACCATGGAAAACTTCCTACCGATGAAGAACGGCGGGTTCCGTCGTCGCCCCGGCACCTACTACATCGGGGATCCGGCGGCCACCGCGCGCCTGATCCCCTGGACCACGTCCGCGGGCACATGCATCTTGGAGCTCACGGCGCTGTCCGCCCGCTTATGGACCACGGCTCACGCCCTTTACGGTTCCCCCGCAGTGGTGGTTACCCCGTGGAGCGCGTCCGATATCGCCGCAATCGACTATGTGGCCAACGGGGACGAGATCTACCTGGTTCACCCGTCGTACGCACCCCGGTTGATCACCTATTCCGCAGGGACCTTCACGCTTTCCACGCCATCCTTCAGCGGGGCCCGCACATTCTCCGCAACAGGGGACTACCCCGCCGTGGTGGACATCTACCAGGGACGGCTCCTCTTCGCCGCCACGAACAACGAACCGCGGACCATTTTCATGTCCAGGACCTTCAACACGGCAACGGGGGCGTACCGCTTCACCGACTTCACAACCGGTTCCACCTCCGACTACGCCGTGATCTACACCATCCCGGACGGAGTAGGGTCCAGCATCCGCTGGACCGCGGTCCACAAACTGGGCCTCATGGCCGGTACCGATCGGTCCGTTTGGCAGAACACGGCTACCCTCGCCTCCGACATCACGATGCAGCCCATCGCCTATGTCCCCTGCGCTCCGCAGAAGGCCCTGAAGTCGGGCAACGTGGTCCTCTACCTCGGCTACGTGACCCCCACCCTGCGCATCCTGGCCTATTCATCCGACAGCGAGAGCTTCGCGGATATCGACGCTTCCAGGTTCTCCGACCACATCCTCAAGCCCTCCGTGCTCGAGATCGCCGCCATGATGGACCCCGACCAGGTGGCGTTCCTCGCGCGCAGCGACGGCACGCTCTGCGCCGCCACCATCGACACCCAGGGGGGGCTGTCCGTCGGCTGGTCCCGCCAGGTCCTCGCCGACGATGGCCTGGTGGAGTCGGTAGCCGTGGCCCGGGGCACCTCCGGGGATGAGCTCTGGATGGTGGTCAACCGGGACGGCAACCGCCGCATGGAATACCTGTCCCTGGCCGTGGAAGATGACGACTTCGAGGAGATTCACTACCTGGACAGCGGCTTGCGGAAGACCTACGCGACGCCCACCAAGACCATCACCGGTCTCACCCACCTGGAGGGCAAGGTAGTGTCCGCCATCGGAGATGGAGGCCTCCTTCCCTCGAAGACCGTGGCCTCCGGGCAGGTCACCTACTCCAAGGGCGTTTCCACCATCCACATCGGGCTTCCCTATACGTCCACGGTGAAGCCGGAGCGGCCGGAGATCGCCCTGAACAACACCTGGCAGGGAAAGACGAAGCAGGTCCTGAGTACCACGCTCCGCCTCTACAGGTCCTACGGCGGCCAGGCCGGACCCGACGAGGACAACCTGATGTCCCTGGCCTACGTCGGACTCGAGGGCCAGGACCTCGGGGATCCGCCTGCCCCCTTCACGGGGGACGCCGAGGTCCCGTCACCGGGCACCGTGGACACCGACGGCGCCATCACCTGTGTCCAGGACAAGCCCTTCCCGTTCACCGTACTGGCGATGATGACCCGCATCGCCCTACAGGAGGGATGAGAGATGGACCTTGCATCGATCCTGTCGATCGGTACGACGATCTGGAACACCATCCAATCCATCTTCTCCTTCACCAACGCGTTGGAAGAGCAGGACCTGGCCGAGGAGGAGTACAACCTCAATCTCGAGCTCCAGGAAACCGACATCAAGAACCAGCTGGCCCAGCTTGATTTATCCCAGACGGAGGCCTCCGGGCAGATCGACCTACTGAGCCAGTACCTGGGAAACTTCGACTCGTCAGCCCAGCTGGAGACGACCACCTACGAGCAGGAAGGCAAGGAGAGCCTCCAGACCCTGCTATCCAACTACGGGGACATTAATGAAGTCGCATCCGCAACCGGGCAGACCCAGGGGAAGCTGCTCAACCAGGGGAAGGCAGCCTACGAGTCCGCGGTCTCATACGCGGGCGCTGACCTGGCGCTGGGCGGGGAAGGGGCGGCCGCCGGGACCTACGAGCTGGGGCTCACGGAGCTGACCAATCAGCTGGCTCTCGACAAATCCACGGCGCAGAAACAGCTCGAGCTCTACCAGACGACCCTCGGGACGCTGTCCACCACGAAGACCAACCTGGAAGCGGCGCTTGCGGCAATCCAGGCCGCGAGGACCGACACGACCACTACGGAAACCACGACGACAACCGAAGAGGCCACGACGGACGACCCGGCGGAAGAAGAACGTCGGAAACAAGAAGAGAACGGAAGCACCACCGAGGAGACAGAGAGCACCTACGACGAGGACTTCTACAGCCACATCCTGGATGAAGAGGAGGAGGACTACTCCGAAGACACCTTCCTTACGGGGTATGGAGACGACGATTTTGGGTATGTCCCCCCCGACTATGATGAAGACTTTTACGATTATATCCTGGGATAGGACAGGGAGACGCTGATGATCAAGCTCCCGACCGTGGATTACAGCCCCGCCTTAAATGCCCTGGAACGCGCGGGCCAGGCGCAGAAGGCCATCCTCTCAGGCAAGGCCGCCAACATCAATAAACGCCAGCTTCAGCTGCAGCAGGACCAGACCATCGCCGGGGCCGTCTCCGGGGCGGTCTCCGGGCTCCTCGACGTCGGGAAAGAGGTCTACTCGATATTCGAGCAGGGCGCCCTCGAGAAGACCAAGGCGCAGCTCCAAACCACCCAGCAGGAGATGAAGCAGCGGATCAGGGACCTGGCCCTCTCCGGAGCAATCCAGCCCGGGGCGGACGGTTCCATCGAGATCCCCGCGGATTTCGAGCGGTACTACCAGGAGAAGGTAAAGGAAATCGATGCCGGACTGGGGGACTTCAAGTCCGTACGTACATGGGCCAAGGACAGCCTCTATTCCATCTACGACTCCCTGACCGAAACCGCGTTGAACGCGGCCCAGGAGCGCGCGCTCAAGGAGCGCGACACCCTGCATGCCCAGAACCTGGCCACCGCTCTCAAGGAATCCGTCGCCTCCGGGGATTTCTCCAAGGTCCAGGAGACGATCAGCGGGGCCGCGTGGCTCGGTGCCGACGCGAAAGCCGCCATCACCCAGCAGGCTCAGCAGCAATGGGACCTGGGGGTGAAGGACCGCCAGGTCCGGGCCATGACCACGGATTTCGGCTTTGCCAAAGCGGACGAGTACATCCAGGGGCTAGTGAAGACCGGGCTATCAAGCGAGAACGCGGATGCCCTGCGCAACGCGGCGCAGTATGAATCGAAGGTGGCGGAGCTGAAATGGATCGACAAAGGGATCCAGGGGTTCCAGACCATGCTGGCGACGGGAGCAACAGGGGAGACGGCAATCGCCAACGTTTACGCGCAGACCCCACAAGCGTATCAACCCTCGGTGCGCCAGGCGCTACAGGTGGAGTTCAAGCGTCAGCTTGACGAGACGGACCGCGTGGCGGACGAAGAAGTGGGCAAGTTCTACTTCGAGAACAAGGGGAATCCGTACGCCCTCCAGAAGCTCCTCCTGGATCCTGAGAAAAAATACGACTCCAAGATGATCCGAGGCACGCAGATGTACTGGTGGGGCGTGGCGCAGCAGGACATCGCGGCGATTGAGCGGGGAGAGAAGAAGCCGGTGTCCGATCAGGCCACGCTTGCCCTGATGAAGAGGTACTTCATTTCCAACATGCCGGACCAGGAGTTTATGAGGGTCCTTAAAAGCAGCGAAGTTTCCGCCGACGGTACCGTGCTCCTCCAGAACGACGACATCATGAAATTCAGCTCAACGCTGGCGCAACGGAAAAACTTCACGGACAAACGCATTCTCGATCAGGAGAAGCGCATCAGCGATTTTTACGATTCGAATCGAAAGGGGAAGACGGACCCGAAAAAGCTGGACGCGATATTGAAGGAGGAGCTTGAGACTCAAAACAGCTTCATCAATATGCTCGCCAATCACTGGGATGAAGAGGGATACCTGGAGACTCTATCCAAGAAGGTCGACTCCCTCCTCGGCGGGGTCAAGAGCAAGGAAATCACAGACGCTATGATCCCCAAGTTCGACCCGTACAACCTCGATGATGCCAAGAGCGGTGCCGCGGACCTCCTTTTGAGCATGCAGAACCATGAGATTGACCGGTCGTCTTCCAAGGAAGCCGCCACCGCTTACACCCAAATCGACTCGTGGTCCAAGCAGACCCTGGCCAGAAAGTTCGGAATCACGGAAGTCCTTCAAGAAGCAATCGATAGCGATCCCAACGGAGGCGACGACCTGCCGATGTACCTGATCAATGGAACGGATGGGGTGCCGCACTGGTACAAGGTGATGGCCGATCCCGAAGACAAAAAGATCAAGGTATATGAGGTGGCAGGCGGGGCTGATCGGGCGCATGGGCTGCGATGGGACCCCGCGACGACCTTGCCCAATAATGCGAAGAAAGCGGCCAAAGCTGAACACGATTCAGCACTGGCTGCAAGCGAAGCACTTGAAAAACCAAAAACCGAGGCGGCTAAGGCAGATCCGAACAGCGACCTATTCTATCAAGAAATCTACGCGGAAGCCCGGAAGAGGCTCGTGGATGTGGCCGTCGATAAGAAGGTTCCGTCACCCACACAGGCCCAACAGGGAATGACCGTTCAGGTAACGCCCAGGGCCCCAACGAAAGCGGACAAGGAATCGGTGGCGAAAGAGATGGCGCCGAAACTCCTTCAGATGTGGCATGCGGTCGGCGGCAATTGGACGAAGCAGGACCTCGAGGACGCGGAGTACAGGCTCCTCACATCCGCTTTCACGGAGGATCGCTGATGTCCGATCCAATCACGCCTTCATGGATCACCCCGACGCCCCTTTTTCAGCCGAAGGAAATCCTTCCAGAGGCACCCGCAAGCATCACCCCCTCGTGGATCTCCAATCCCTCCGAGGCTGGCCGTCTCTGGTACCAACAGCAGTACGACGATCTCATGTCCCTGGATTCCTCCCAGGAGATGGAAGCGAAGCGCCTGACCGCGATCTACCTGGCCAAGGCCCTGCAGGTACCGGCCCGGTCCGCATACCTGAACTTCGATAACTACGCCCAGGACTACTTCAAGTCGAAGGACCTTCCGCTCTCCTACCTCCAGGCGGCCCAGAACCAATGGCGCAGGTCCTGGACGGACATCGAGACCTCGAAGCTGGGCCTCATGATGGATCCGGACAACGAAGAGAAGTGGTCGAAATACGACGAGCTCATGGCCGGCCGACCGAGGGAGGACAATGTTCAGCGGAATCTCCTCGGCCAGGCCGGACTCTCCGCCATCCAGTTCATCCCCTCCATGGTGGACACCGGCGTAGCCCGTGCGCTTTTCGGCGCCGGTGGGGCGCTGGTGGGCGCCGGGATCGGTTCCACCATGGGTCCCGGGGGAACCGCGGCCGGGGCCAAAGTGGGATGGAACATCGGCGGGAAGATCGGTGGAACCATCGAGAACATCAACCTGGAGGCAAACAGCATTTTCCTCCAGGTCATGAACACGATCGACCCCACCACGGGAAAGCCCGTCTACAAGAACCCCGACCTCCGAAAGAAGTTCGCCCAGGTGGCCAGGTCGATCGCCATCCCCTTTGGAGCTCTCGCCGGTGCCCTCGAGGAGCTCAGTTTCGAGAAGGTGACCGGGGGCGGGACCTTCCTGAAACCACTCATTGAGAACAGCGGCCTTTCAGTCATCAAGAACTGGGTGGAGAAGGGGAAGCTGCAGAACTACTTTACGACCCTCATCGCGAAGTACGGCACCAACATCGCCACGGAGACGCTGCAGGAGATGTCCCAGACCCTCGTGGAACAGCTCGGGACGGACATGGCGATCGAGGCCGGGAACGCCGCGGCGGGAACCAGCATCCCCACCGCCACGCTGAAGGACTACGTCACGCAGCTCACGGAGACCGCGAAGTCCACCGCCATGGGCATGAGCCTGATCGGCCTCGGCGGGTCAATCCGGGAGACCCGGGAGGCGATGGGCGAGAAAACGGCGCAGAAGAACGAGGCCCGCCGTGCGGAGCTGTTGAATACCGCCAACCAAGCGCTGAAGGAGGCCCAGGGCGTGCGCGCCGCGGGGCAGGCGGTGGAACAGGCCGCGGCCCCTCAGGTCCCCCAAACGGTCCGCCTGATTCCGGAGGCCGCCCAGGGCCAGTCCGTGGCGGTCCCCGCGGGGGAGGCCGGGGGCGAAGCGGCCGCGGTGCAGGCGCCTGTTGTCGCTCCCCGGGGGGCCAGCACGCTCCGCATCGAGGACCCCCAGACCTCTACCCTCTACGGGACCATCACCGTGGACACCGGGACCGCCTCTGTGGGCATCCAGAAGCTCACCACGGTGGCCGGATTCGAGAGCCAGGCCAAGGCCGCGGTCGTTGCCGTCATGGCGCAGAATCCCGGCAAGGCGATCGTTTGGGACCCCCAGGACACCATCGGGAAGCGCGTCCGGGACCAGCTCCTGGCGGAGAACCCGCGCAGGCAGGGCCCCCAGCAGGACCTGGTGGAGCTGCAGGCCGTTGATAAGGAACAGAAGAAGAACCTGGAAACCGCCCCGGACCCGGTCACGCGGGCCACCATCGAGGCGGATCTGAAGAGAGTGAAGGCGGAGATCCGGCGCACCCAGAAGAAGCTGGATTCCATCGGCCTGCAGTGGTACGACGAGTCCACGCAGCCCGTCCAGGCCGGGACAACCTTCGGGGAGCTGGAGGACTCGGAGCGTCGATCCGCGGAACCCTGGCGGGAGACCCGCGCGGAGTTCGTTGAGCGCTTCGCGGAGGCAGAAACGCCCGTTACCGTGGCCGAGTCCCAGGTTCCGCAGTTTGCGGAGCGGGCCCCGCAGAATGCGGAGCTTCGGCGCAGGATCGGCGAGGCCTTCCCGGGTTGGAATCCCGTTGAGGCGGACCACGCGGCCATCCTGGCGGACCTCGCGGCCGAGGCCAAGGGCATGACCACCCAGGAATGGATGGACGAGTACCTTGCCCCGGGGGTGTTCGCGGATTCCAAGGAAAGCGCCGCGGCGCTCAATCAGGGGAAGAAGGCGGCCGTCGAGTTCCTCGAAGACGGCCGGGCCCTGATCCACCTGTCCCAGACCTCCGACTTCTCCTCATGGGTCCACGAGCTATCGCATGTTTTCCGCCGGCAGCTCTCCGCCGCGGACATGGCAACCGCCGCGGCGTGGGCGGGGGCCACGGAGACGGCCTGGTCGGAAGCTGCGGAGGAGAAGTTCGCCAAAGGATTCGAGGACTACCTGCGCGAGGGCCTCGCCCCGACTCCCGAGCTGCGGGGGATCTACGAGCGGTTCGCGGACTGGATGCGCAGGATCTACCGTTCCATCCGGTCCATCGTCTCCCCGGAGATCCGCGGCGTCTATGACCGGATCCTCACGCGGCAGGGCCAGGCGGCGGCCGCCGGGGCCCCGGGACCCAAGCTACTCAACCAGCCGGGGAATATGGAGACCCGCCGGCAGCAGGTAGGAGCTGCGTTCCAGAAGCTGGAGGTGGCTCCCCCCCTCAAGATCGCAAGCAGAGAAACTGCCGCCGTAATTCGGCAAAGGCTCCGGGAGCTTCCCCCCACAACCAAATCATGGGTGAACTCTGAGAGTGGCGCCCTCATGACGATCCCGAACAAGGGGCTTAAGGAGGCCATCAGCAGGAGCGCGGATCCCAGGAAGGCCATCCTTATCGAGAGGATAGGGGATCTATTCGAGACCGCGGTTCAGCTTACCGTAGAACCCCATGATCAGGGAAAGAAAAAATCCACCAACATCCGGGCTTGGCACCATTATGCAGCCCGCGTCAATGTGAATGGCCAGGATTGCCTTGTGCGGATAACCGCGAAAGAGGTTAAGGAATCAGGTCAGATCCTTCTGCATTTCTATGATTTAAACGTGAGCGACTGGGAAAATAGGAAGGACCTGCAACCTCGTCGTGTCTCACTGCCAAAGCAAGGCGTACAGGTTTCAGGTCCTTCCGTCGATTCAAAAATACAACAACTTCTCGCTGGCGTCAATACCCAGGGATTTAGCCCGAAGTTTAACCGGTGGTTCCGGGCCTCCAAGGTTGTAGATTCGGAGGGCCGTCCCCTGGTGGTCTACCACGGGACGGACAAGGAGTTCGACACCTTCCTCGTCTCCAGGGACCTCGGTTTCCACTTCGGGACCGAGGCTCAGGCCAAGACGAAGGGCTCCAAGGTCATCGCCGCCTGGTTGTCCATACAGAATCCGCTCAGGCTTTCCGAGGACATCACCCAGCGCGGGGACAAGGTCCCGCTCTCGAGGGCCGCGGAGATCCTCACGATGGAGGCCGGCCTTGATGCGCAGACCGTGGACCGGCTACAGGTCCTGGCCGCGCAACACCAGCGGGTGCTGGAGTCGGCCGAAAGCCAGGAGCAGATCGATCAAGCCACCAGCAACTTCTGGACCACGGCCAAGGAAGCACTGGAAGAGATTGGATACGACGGGGTGGTCTACCCCAACCAGGTGGAGGGAGAGGGGGAATCCTGGATTGCCTTCGATTCCATCCAGGTGAAAGGGACTTCGAACAACGGGGAGTTCAGCCTCAAGGACCGACGTTTCCTCTTCCAGTCCGCGGAGCCAACGGAATCCGCGGCGTTCAAGGCCTGGTTCGGGGATTCCAAGATCACCGACGGCGCAGGAGCCCCGCAGGTCGTCTACCACGGGACGGACAAGAAGTTCGAGGCCTTCGACAAATCGAAGTCCAACTACGGCGGCGCCTTCTATTTCACCTCGGACGCGGAGTACGCGCGGTCCGCCGGAGTCTCCCGGGAAGCACCCCTGGCGGTCTACCTGTCGATCAAGAATCCCTACCGCGGGGATTCATCCTTCCTCACCGCAGAACGCGTGGCGAAGCTCCAGGCCCAGGGCTACGACGGGATCATCGGCACGGTGTCGGGGGTGAAGGGGACGGACGGGAAGACGGTCACCGAGTACGTGGCATTCGAGCCAAACCAAGCGAAGAGCGTGGAGAACCAGGGAACATGGTCCCCTACGGATTCCCGGTTGCTCTACCAGCCCGATCCAGGGGAGGAAGCGGGCCGGACGCACGAGGAGACCACCCGGGAGGCCGTGGAGGCAGGGGAGGCGGTTGGAGACGACGTCCTGGCCGACTATGCGGATCGCGACTGGGCCAAGGCTGAGATCGAGCGGCGCGCGCGCTACGCCGCGGATGCCGCGACCTTCGCCACCGCGGAGGAGTTCGGGGAGTACGCTGAGGCCATGGCGGACCCCGGGGAGCCGGTCCACGACTCCGGCTACTGGTCCATGATCTGGGAGCAGGCCCGGGAAGCCGAGACGACCGACCGGAAGACCGCCAACGAGCGCTTCCTGGCCTCCATGGACCGGGAAGGCCTATCGAGGATCCTACAGGAAGCCGCGCAGAAGGGTCAGATCGACAACCTCACGGGGATCGTAAAGACGGGCGCCATGTCCGTGAAGAACGGCGGCATCCTATCGGAGAAGCACTACGCCAAGATCATGGACCAGGTCCGCGATGATCCGGCCGCCTACCGCGCCATCTTCGCCGGAATCACGGGGGACGAAGATGCCATCCGTCAGCTGGAAGCCGAGCGCCGGGAGAAGGAAACCGCGGAGGAGAAGCTCCGGGCGGAGAACCGCCAGCTCCGCAGGGAGAACCAGAAGAAGGAAAACATGGCCCGCACTGCGGCCCGGGACATCCGTCGGGAGCGCTCCTATTCCGCGGACCTGGAGAAGCTGATCCAAAAGGAGGCCGCGTCCCACGAGGAGAAGCTGGCCGCCCTGAAGCTCTCCGCCCGGGAGAAGCTGAAGACCCAGAAGACGACAGCCACCGAAGCCGGCCGGGCCAAGATCAAGGCCATCCGCGAGAAGAACCGGGCATCCCGGGCCAACGAAACGCAGGACAGAAAATCCAGGACGGACATCAACCGGAAGGTCCGCGATCTGAAGCGGATCCAGAGCGAGTTGAAGTACATGCACCCCGACGCCAGGAAACCGATCGAGGACCTCCTGAAAAGCATCACCCTGAAGGGCCTGACATCGAAGCGCCGCCTGGCCCTCACGGAGCTTCGGCAGCGACTCCAGGCGGATCCGGATACCGAGATGTCCGAGCATGACATGGAGGTGCTGGCCATCCTGGACAAGACCTCCGTCCGGGACATGAGCATTGAGGACTTCAACTCCCTCTACAACGCCATCAAGCACTTCGCCTGGAGGAACCGGCAGATCCAGTCCACCCGCCGTGGAGAGCAGGAGCTGCACAAGGAACAAGCACGTGTGTCACCTCGCATTTTGGTTGGAACAGTAGAGAAGCGTTTCTCTCAGAATCGGAGAGACGAATGA